GTATCATTTCCATTTATGATTGGTGGCTTGACTGGTTTAACCATTGAACCAACAGCGCCTGCCACACCGCCAGCAGCGGCAGCATATGGATTACCTGTAGCAGCAAACGCTGTTGCTGCACCCTCACCAATATCAAATGCTTTGTTACCTAATGAACGTACAGAGTCTGGAACTGGTGCTTTGTTTAAGAACCCTTGTAGGGCTTCTAATCCACTATAAGTCAGTGCACCAAGTCCTGCTTTTTTAGCAAGTCCCTTAGCAACTGAGCCTGCTGTTTTTCCTGTGGCTGTTGGTGTAGTGCCCGCTATTGGTTTTCCATACATATCTAAAAGTCCAGTAGTACCGCCACCAGTTGCTAATGTTTCTGGCAAAATACTTGAACTCTTTCCAAGACCCTTTAATATAGGATAAAGGTACTTTCTAAATACGGCTGCGCCCACTAAAGTTCCACCAACTGCTTTTGCAGTCTTCATTAACTCATCGCCAGATTTTTGTACAGAGGTCCCCTGCACACCGTCAATCATTGCCTTTAACTGTTGTACATACCCTGGCGTTTTTTCTAATGCACTATTAAACGCTACAACAGCAGCAGTTGCTTTTTTATATCCCTCAAGGTAGTTAGCAGTTACTTCATCTGCAAGTTTTGCCTCTGAAGTTTTTTGAGCATAAAAATCTTTTGCTGGATTATTTGCTCCAGTCTCATTTAATAAACTTGGACTTAAACCCTGACTTATTTGCGACAACATTGGTCTAAGAAGTTCTTGCTGTGCTTGGTTAAAACCAAGATCATTAACTACTCTATTAAGTGATCCTTCACGCAAACTGAACTCTTGTTGTGCTGTAGTTAACTTTTTAGTTCCATATACCTTACGATAGATCTGTGTTGCAATATCATCCATTGTTCTGGCTTTGCCAGTCTTAACATCTAAAGTACTAATTCCATATTGGTAAAGGTTTGCACTCATATCACCTGTGTGCATTCCACCAATAGCCATAGCAGCAGTTGCGTTTGGCATGTTGTAGCCAAGAGCAGCGCCCTTTACTTCTCGCATAGACTGTAAGAAGTTTGCTCCACCCGTTAATCCGTAGCCAAGAGTAAGAACATTTGCTGCGGCCATGTCTTCATTAGGACCAGTTATTCCACCCTTGATTGCACCAAATGATGCTTGGGTTAATGCCTGTGTGCTCATACCAGGCATACGGCGTGTTGCATTGTAGAACCCAGAAGTACGAGTCATTACAGTAGCAACATCTGGAAGTCCTGCGTATGCCGCAGCGCCAACACCTAAACCAAGTTGAACACCAGCAATACCCATTGATCCTTTTTTAGAGTATGCCCATGGCATCATGGAGGTACCAGTAGTACCTCCAGCACTATTACTAAACTGAGCATTTGCTACACCAAGACCTAGTGGTGTACCAATTCCCATGCTAGATGAGATGACGCTCTTAACGCCACCTAATGAAGTTCCAACTAATCCTTTTACACGTTTTAAAGCAGACTCAAGAAAGGCCATTTCTTTATTAAGGGATTTGAGTTCTTTTGTGGCACCAGCAAGGTCCTTTAACGGATCATTGTTCGCCATTTAAACTCCTTCCATTTCTAATCTTGGCCACTTCTAACCAATTTGTTCTTTCTCTTTTAGACATATTCTTTATGTCTTCTAGAGTCCAACCCTTGTACGTTTGTGTTAGTGCAGACCATTCATAGAATAGTTGCACATAACTTGTATTACTAAAACTGAAACAAGGTACCTAAATTAATAGGAACCAGTACCTCACCTTCACAGTCTGGACAACTTACAGTTACGTCAGAAAACTGTGGACCTGGCGCTCTCTTGTTAATCTCTTCAATAATTTTTCTTCTGTCTGAAACCCCAAGGGCTTGAACTTGAGCGGTGCTATAAACAGGAGAGGAATCAATACGTGTTACGGTTCCTTCTAATACAACCGTGCTTAGTTCTGCAGAGGTTTTATCCATACTATCAATCATCTTTTTTTGAACAAAACCGTCTGGAAGACGAACAGTAAACTCACTGCTCTTACCTTTAACAGTAAACATACGGTCATTAATAGGGTCTACTAAAACCTTAGTGTTAATATCTTTAGTAATATCAACCTCTACAGTTTTGTAGTCTGTGCATCCACTGCAATAAGATTGAATGTTTACTTTTGGTCCAAAGGTTGCTTTTAAAATAGCAAGTAATAAAGTGTCTCTATCTCCTATTAATAGTTGATCTAGAACTTTGTCATCTACTTTTTCACTGCCTATTCTTAGCGTTCCACGTTGCAGAATGGTCATCAAGGCTTTTCCAATATTTGTGGTTTTTGAAATCAGTTCTTCATCTTTACCATTAAGTTCACGAACCTCAGCGGTTCTGATGACCTCCCCAGTGGCTGTTATAAAGCCACCAGGAAGATCAACAGATGTATCCGAAGGTAAACCGATTTCAGGAGTTACTTCTTTTGGCGTTTCGTTTAACGCTTTATTTAACATGTCGTTTGCCAATGCGGGATTAGCCGCTGCATTAATTGTGTTCGTCATTGTTATCCCTTTGTTAGATTATGCTGGAAATGTTGCTGCTTCTGCTGTTTTGTCTAGACCAGTTGCCCAGTTAATATCAAATCCTTCGTGGACTAATGTCATCTGTTCAACGAACAGCGCATTATCACCAGCGTTTAGATCTGAGTACGCAACGGCAGTTGGCCAGCAGTTATACACATTAAAGCGCATTGCTACATGGTCTGTTTGTGCTGCAGTTGTGTCTTCTGGATTAGCACCTGGAATTGGGTGTGATAGTACCGCAATTTCTAAGTCGCAACGGAAGTTTTGAGTTGCAGAACGGGTTCCTCCACCTTGAACTGTTGCAAACAAATTACGCATCCAGTCCCAGTTGTAGTTAGTTCCAAGGATTACACCACGTTGCAATGTTATTGGGGCAAAGGTGGTTTGTCCTGGAATCTGGTGAACAGTAGTGTTGTAGCCACCTTCACGGTAAGGAATAGAGTCAGTAGTTACCGCCATACCAGATACTGAGGTAAAACCAAATGTTGCTGACTTGGTTGCCAAAGTAGTGGTAGCAGTACTTGCTGTTGGTATGGCTTTAAACGTAACTAAGAATCTAAAGTTACGTACTGGATCGGTAATTAACTGTGACCGATTATTAATGATTGTAGGCATTTATTTATTTCTCCTTCGGATTAGTTCAGCGTCTTTTGGCTGAGGTCGATGACGATGAACTCTGCTGGGTATTGAAGAGCCACACCAATTTGGATGTGTACTTCACCATTTGCAATTGTTTGTGCGCTGTTGTTTTCAGCATCGCACTTTACAAAATAAGCCTGTGCAGCGGTTGCTCCACGAAGTCCACCTTGGTTTCTGTATTCATTTAAAAATGAACCAGTAGCGGTATTAATGCGTGACCATAAACGCTCATCATTGTTTTCAAAGATTGCAAACTCTGTTAGGTTCTTTAGGTTTTTACGAATGTAGATTAAAGAACGACGCATGTTTACATACTTGTTTGCAGTTCCATCTTGCTTCAATGTACGAGCACCCATCACTGAAAGTCCAGCACCAGGAATCTGACGAATTGGATTTACAGGAGATGTGCTTGCATTCATTGAATCAAGTTCTGTAGATGTAAATGTCTTTTCTACAGCAACAATTCCTTGAATTGCTGAACCAATACCTGCTGGGGCTTTAAACACACCACGACTTGCATCGGTTGCTAGGTAAAGACCGACTACAGCACCTGCTGGTTCGATCTTACGAAGAGCGCCTGTGCCACGTCCAAGTGGATCAGAGATGAATAGGTTTGGGTAGTAAACAGCAGCATTGCTTGTATCTGTAAGGCTTCCTGCAAAAGATATAGCATTTGCAACAGTTAGATCTGGATCAGTTCCAAGAACAACAAAGCCATTGTTATTTTCTGCCCAAGAGGTCGCAGCATCAAACACTGAAACTACTCCAGTTGCTAATGCATTTACATTTGGAAGAAATATTACTAATGGACGGTCTAGTGAAGTGAACCGTTCAAATACTGAAGAACCACCAGCCTTGTAACTGGTGTAATCAGTAGATGCTGTTGCTGTGCCATTTGATCCACTTGTTAATGGGTAAGTAGCACTTGTAATATTTTGACCAGCATATCCAGCAAGAACAGCAACTGAAATATTTGGAGAAACAGTATTAATTACTGTTGGACCATAATCACTTGATGCAGCATCATTAAAAATAATATTTGAGTATTGCTCAAGAAGAATATCATCAGTAATGTCATTTGCTACACCAGATTCTTTGTAAAGAGTGAGTGTATAAGTACTAGCAACTTCACCAGCAGCAATAACAACACGAAGGTTGTTTCCATCTGTTCCAGCATTTTTTGATGTAACAGTTACTCGTGCAGTGCTACCTGAATCTACTAAATTTGTAGTAGCGGCAACAGCATTAGATGCTAATAGGCGTTGAACGTAAAGTTCACGTCCGCCGTTAGCAAAGAATGAGCCAACCTGGAAGGTTGCTGGATAGGAAGCGTTGTAGCCTCCAAAATTCTTAGTAAATTCATACCAAGATGAAACAAGCGTTACTGTTTCTGGGCCTTGTGCAAAAGGTGCAACAACTGCGCCAGCAGCATTTGCAGTAACTCCTCCTGGAATTACTGGTGGTAGTAGGCGCTCACTAATGTAAACACCTGGACGGCTATAAGCCATGATTTCTCCTTACTAGTTGGGTAGGGGGTTCCTTATGGTGCCTGTATGGTGTACGAGATTGGCGTAAACTGACCACGACCAATTTTGGTGTTGCCAGTTGTGCCTGTGACGTTTAGTTCAAGAGTCTTGTAGAACTTGTAGTATGTTTCAGGCGCTATCTCACTAGAGACACGCACTGTTATAGCGTTTACAAATAAACGTTTTCCTTGTTCTGTGATGTCTCTTTTAGATACATCTAGAACATCCAAACGACGTGTAGTTCCAGCACTGGTATTTGGACCAGTCTCTAGAACAGCAAACCGTAATGGAATTTTTGTGTATAACAACTGAGCCAAAAGTTGACGATCATGACGTGGTTGACGTGCGTAGGTTGTTATTTGGTAATCAATATTTACTGGTATCGGATAGTTAATATCCCAATCTTGTGTTGCAGAATTAAACCCTTGAACTCCATTTATAGTATCTGGATTAGAAATATAGGTTGGTTTTACACGGCCACGCATTGCACGTTGAACATCTTCTGAGATATCAATCATATCAATTGTAATATATGGATAACTTTGATTACGAACTTCTTGATCAGGTTGTCCAAACCAAACTCCTACTTTTCTATTTATACCTAAAGTCACTGTGCCACCTGAAGCAACACTAACAATATTTGTGTTTACTTTTGCATACTTTAAAGATGTAGTAGAAGGTATTGCAGTAATGATGTATGAACCATTAAAAGGAGTACCTACACCAGAAACGGTAACGGTGTCTCCAATCTCAAACTCATGTGCAGTAGATGTTGTTAGAGTTACTACATTAGTAGTAAGTGCTTTTCTTGTTATTGTTTTAGCAGTAACAGAGGCAGCCTTTTGATCTGTAACAACCATCTCTTTTAATAGGTTACGGAGTGCTTCATCTTCATCTAATAGGAAACTCATCGGCTACTCCTAATGTGCTTCATTGTGCGCCCAAGAAGAAACTTCTCAGCATCTGCGGTTCTATTTTCATACCGACGAATAGCGGCAGTAGGTTGAGTATTAGGTGTTCCATACTCTAGGTTTAATACTTCACTTCTATGATCTTTGTGGGCGTGCACAGAAAAACCACCATCAGTATGAGATACATATAGGTTTCTTACAATATGAGAAGGCCATCCAGAGGCACGTGCTTCAGCACGAAGTTGTGCAGACATCATTCGTGTAGTTTCTAGAGTGGCTTTATTTAAAGAATCTTTTACGTGAGAAAGGTATGTCACTTCTTTTTCTTCGCCTTCGCCGCAACAACAACTGCTCCTGCTAGGTAGGCAGCGGTAGTACCCATAATAAGGTTTGCGACGACAGGGCGTTTTTCTTTAGGGCGGAATCCAAACACGCCCTTCATAAACTCTTCACGTTCATGCTGGTTGTTCATTTCAGCAACCTGCATATACCAAGGCTTGTAAGCCATATAAACCCCTTTGTCGCAACCAGTGGGAACTGTATTCAGGCACCGCAGCGGTGTTCTGATATGACAAGGATATAAGAAAGGCCCCTATGAAAGGGGCCTAACTTTTACTTCTTTTTTATCTTTTTGGCTAACGCCCTATCCATCTTTTCATCTTTTGCTCGAGATGGTTTCTTCTTATCCATAGCCTTATCAGCCTTGGCAAACTTTTTCTTTTGTGCTGCAGTCATGCCTTTCATAACTTTGGCATCTTGTTTAGCATCAGACATATGTTTAGACATTACATGCCTTTCTTACGAGGCATTGCTTGTTTTTTACCCTTTGCCTTAGAAAGACTTTTTTTGCCACGTAACATAGCAAAGTCGTCTTTATCTAATTTGCCATTTTTATTGACATCAAGTTTTGTTTGTTTACCTTTAAGAGCCATTATTTGCCTTTCTTTTTTGCGATAGCAATAGCAGCCTGTTTCTTGGCTTTCTTTGTTT